ATGTTCAGGGTTAACGAAGATAATTGTGCAAGAGAAAAAGCTTTTTTGAAGCTTCAAATGCAAAAAGTTGAAAGATTAAAAATAATAGCAAAGAGAGCAATGGAAAATTTGTCTAATGCACAAATGATTTTAAAAGAATTGATAGAAAGAGATAACAGTGAATAATTCAAATCTCCCAACGCGGCCGAAAATTTACACCTCCATAACTTAATGCGTAAAGTATCTGACTTTTAATCAGGTAATCTGGGTTCGATTCCCGGTGGAGGTGCCAAAATTGAAGATTTTAGATATTTTTCAATCTTTGTTTACAATCATCCGAAATTTGATTATATTATAACTGTTCAATAAAAGGTGTTAATCTTATCGAAAGGTTCTAAAATGGCTCTTACAGAGAAACAGTGCAGAGAGATTTATGATGAAGGTCATGAGGCAGGAATGGTAGCAGGAGAGAATGTTACGCCAACTCCTATGGTGGTTTATGAAGCCGAAGCATTGACCGGGAAGAAGAAACCCGGTGGACAAGAATGGTTTGTTGGAGAAGGTGCATGTGGATTTGCTTGGGTTGTTGTAAAGCCGGGCAACTGTAAATTTGCAAAATGGTTGAAGAAACATAACCTTGCTGGCCAGCATTATTATGGTGGTGTTTCAACTTGGGTTAGTGAATTCGGCCAATCTATAGCTCGTAAAGAAAGATATGCAGATGCTATGACAAAGGTTTTCAAGAGTCACGGAATCAAGGCATATTCGGGAAGCAGGTTGGATTAATGAAAATCTATTGCGGTTTAGAAATTGCTTTAATAATTGGCTTAATTGCTTTTTGTAAAAAATGCGGCCAATGGTTTTGCGCATGTTTCAAGAAGGATCGAAAGTTGTGATAGTTTAATAAGGTCTTGCCCTAATTATGCATATTGTAATTCATATGTAGATAAAATCGAAAGAGGATGGAACATATGAGAAAAGCAGGATTCAAATATTGTTCAGAATGTAAGAATGGTGAGCTTGGTGCAGATGATGATAGAGACTTTGATGTTGAGGCTGATTTTCTGGTAACCGGAAGGATGGATGGTTATACAGGAAGAAGGCATCCGTTCAGAAAATATTTATGTGATACTCATCTTATGATTTTAGAAGATGATGGGGCAGAAGTAAAAACTTGTAAAGAGTTAAATCAAGATTATTAGAAAGTTGTTAGCATACAAAAAAAGATATTTTTGCCCCGTTGGCCCAAGGGATTAAGGCACGTGACTTCTAATCACGCGAATACTGGTTCGAGTCCAGTACGGGGTACCAAATATTGTTTCAAGGCGGTCTATAGGTACCGACCGATTTAGATTGGTAACCTAAGCAAAGCTCTTACCAAGTGGACCTTGAAACAATGACATTTTACTCAGGTGACGGAATATGCAAGAGAAATTCTCAAAATTTAATTATGACAATGATGAAAACATTGCTGGTTCTAAAAAAAGCAAAGAACAAAGAAATAGGTTAGCATATTTAGCACTTTATTATGCAATCCAGGGCGATAAAGAAAGATCTGAAGAAATAAGAAATGTGATACTAAAACAAGATAAAGAAAAAACTAAGCAAAAAACGATCATTTCTTAGAGGAAATTGGTTCAGGCGATGAAAATGCCGATTCAGACCACACCAAGGATTGAACCCCTTATCTATCTCTAAATACATCATATAGACAAGGTTTTTCTTTAATTTAGTTAAGTTGTTGTTATTATTATACTTACATTTATAATTAAACATATACTAATTTATTAAATAACAACAACTTAGCTCTATTATCTATTAATTGATCAATAAAGGGACCGAAAGGGACAGTTTAACGGCATGTAGCATATAGGTATATATAAAACTATACAAATAGAAACAAACGGTCTTAAATGTCATTGTAGTTCAATTAAAATATGTCGAAGGAATAATAGCAACCAATGATTAAAGCCCGGCCAGACCAATTGGCAAAGTCACTAGTTTTAAACTAGTAAATGAGAGTTCGAATCTTTTCCTGGGTATCAAAAATAGGTCCTTGTTATTATTTATAAGCGAGGACCTTTGTATTATAATAAAATAAATTAAGGAGGAAGGTTGTGAAAGACTTGATCGTAAATTTAGGATTGATATTTGGAGGAATTGTTTCTTGGATAGCATTTTTTGAGTTTCTAACTTCTTATAAAAATCGTGAAATACCCGTATGGGCTTGGTCTTTGATGACAGTTGCTTCATTGACTACATTTTTGGGTTTCATAATCAGATTTTTTTGAATAAGTAAAATAGATTGGAGCAAACTATGGAAAACATCAATTTTTCAGAAAGTTGGTATGAATGAGACCAGAAGATATAAGGCCCGCATTAGGGTTCGACGATATTGGTTTGGCTTGTTCTGATAGTACAAATATTAGATCAAGAAAAGAAGTTGATATTTCTACAAAGATTTCAAAGAATCATGCTTTAAAAATTCCATTGATTTCATCGCCTATGGACACTGTTTCGGATGTCGAGATGTGCATAGCTTTGAATAAACTAGGAGCCGCTGGAGTTCTTCATAGATTTATGCCTATTTCAGATCAAGTAGAAAAAGCTAAGAAAATAAAAGAGGAATCTGGAAAATGTTATGTGGCAATTGGATTGAAAGATTATCATGAGAGAATGGATGCTCTCAATATGTTTTGGAGGGCGTCACCTGGACCTGATATTGTAGATGTTGCTTTTCTTGATACAGCAAATGGTTCGTCAATTGCCATAGAAGAATTTATGCGATATCTAAAGGATATTAGCGGAACTAGATGCGATCTCATTATTGGAAACACTCAAACAAAATCGTCAGTAAAGAGAGCAATTAATCTAGGAGCTGATGGAGTAAGACATGGAATAGGAATAGGTTCACAATGTATAACATCAGTCCAGACGGGAATTGAATGTCCACCTGTTACGTCTTTATATTATGGATGGAAAGCTGTTAGAAATGATTTCTTAGAAAGAAGCGACATTGCAGATCCATCTTCAACTGCAGGTTTGGATTCTATTTCATTACTATTAGATGGAGGAATTAGAGAACCAAGAGATTTAGTTAAGGCAATTGCTTGTGGTGCAGATGCAGTAATATCAGGAAGTATATTCGCTGGAACTGATGAAGCTTCTGGTAATTTATATGTGAAATATAAAAGCGAAATTATACCTGAAACTAAATTTCGAATACAATTATATGAAGAAACAGCTACAGATATAACGAGAGATAGAAATTGGGAATATTTTGTAGAAAAGAAGCTAAAAGATATGGAGAAATATAAAAGGTATAGAGGAATGGCATCACAAGGAGTAATTGAAGATTATAAGATTTGGGATGGTGAAGAAAAAAATAGGTTTGTAGAAGGAAAAGAAAGTCTAGTATCCTGTAAAGGTCCAGTAGAAAAAGTTGTGCATGAATATGTAAATGGTTTAAAAAGTGCGATGAGTTACTTAGGATATAGTAAGCTGGATGAATTAAAGGGAAGTATCTGGACAGGTGACACAATAGCTGTTAGACTGTCTAAAACCGTAGAGAAATAATTAACAGGAGAAGTAAGATGACAAAGTTTAAAGTATACTCGCAGCTGAATAATCAGACACGAAAGATGGAGCATTCTGCTACTGTAACTTCATACGACTTAGTCAAGCTATTACAGGGATATTTTGAAAAGCAATACTTAAACTTTAAATATGAGAAGGTGGACGATGTCCAAAACGTTAACAGAAAATAATTTCGGGTATCATGATAAATCATGTCGTACATGTCAACATCTTCAGATAGATAATGAAGAAACACCTTGCAAATCTGAGTGTACTTTGACAAAATTTCAATTTATGATATCCAATGATATATTTGCAATGCAAGCACGACATCGAGGTGTTGTATGCGACGCATGGGAGAAACAAAACGAAGAATGGAAGTTGTTTAAACACATTCATATAGAGAATATAACCTCTCTATTATAAAGATTTCCGCAATTTTTAATTGGACGGGACTAGTATTTATTTACTAGTCCTGTTTACTTTCCTGAATAGTTATATTATATTAAGGAAAGGAGATTATCATGCAAGTATCATTTACAGGAACTAGAAAATATTCGCTCAATGGAGATAATATAGATAAGTTAAAAATGGTTGCGTATACTATGATGGGAAGACAAGATATCAATATTCTATGTTTCGGTGGAGCCGAAGGTGTTGATACAGATATGCTTTGTTATTGTGGGCGATTAAAAAATCATCTATTGCCTAGAACCTTAAAAGTAATACTTCCAGATACTATAGAACAAGTAACAGAATTTGCAAGAGACTCAATTGAAAAATATGCTGATGAAGTTATTGAATTGGGCAATAAAATAACAAGAGATGACGGATACAATTCATATAGATTAAGAAACACTGAATTAGTATTAGATGCAGATATACTATGGGCTTTTCCAAAAAAAGGAAATTATCCTAGATCAGGAACATGGATGACAGTTAATATAGCTAAGAATTTTAATAAATCTTCAAAACATCAAATAGCAATAAACATTAGGGAGTTGGACTACGTTCGTTGGATTGTTGGTGAAGTTGAAGTTGAAAATATAAAGGAGTTATTATGAAAAAGCAGAAGGTGCTGTATCTTGATCAAATGAATTTATTTATCAGATGTTTTGCTACGTTACCTACATTCAATGATAATGGAGAGCATGTTGGTGCATTATTTGGTACGTTGAATAGCTATGTGTCGTTGTTAAAGAAGCATCAGCCTGATATAGTATTATGTGCATGGGAAGGTAAAGGTTCGTCTGATAGAAGGAAGAAGATAACATCGGAGTATAAAGAGGGTAGAGTATTCAGGGGATTCAACAAAGTATTTGAAGGGAACCTTGAAAAGGAGCAAATGGCATTCAAGGATCAGTTGAAGAAGATGAGGGAGTATAATACAATGTTACCTTTTCATCAATTTTCTGTTGATTTCTTAGAGGCTGATGATGTCATTGCGTATATATCTCAAAAAATATTCAATGATCCTGAATATTTCGATAATATCATAATTACTAGTGATAGAGATTACTTCCAGATTATTAATGAGAATACAAATGTATTCAGGCCCATCAGGACAAAGGAGAATAAGACTGGTAAATTGTATGGCATAGAGGATGTTGTGGAAGAGACTGGGTGTCATCCTGAAAACTACATAATATTAAAATGTATCACGGGCGATGCGTCTGATAATGTCACAGGGATAAAAGGAGTTGGACAAAAAACAGTTTTAAAATACTTCCCTTTTTTGAATTCTCCAAAGGCTCCCAATGATATTTATAAAATTAATGATATTATCAAATTTTCGGAAGAGCAAGTTGAAAAGAAAATACTAACTTACCAAAAAATTGTCGATAATAAAGAGCTCCTGCTTAGGAATTATGAATTGATGCAATTGCTAAATCCCAATATTAGCTTGGCATCTATTAAGGCAATTGAACAAACTTTTACGAATAGAATACCAAAGTTTAAAATAACACCATTTCGATTTTTGTTATTGAGGGACAATATTTCGCCAAAAAATGCCTCAATTTGGACTGATGTCATCTCAAATGTGCACCCAAAGAAAATCACACTAGGATAATAGGAGGATATGAATGGCAAAAGATGATTTTGATAAATTTGGAAAACTTTTCCAAAATAAAGTAATACAGGCTTCCATATTAGATTTTGATTTTTTTCAAAAAAACAATTTAATATGTAAGCCAGATTATTTTACAACAGATGCGCATACATGTTTGTGGAAGTTAATAACTGATTATTATAATCAGTATAATTTAACTCCCACTTACGAATCATTGAAAATAGAAATAAAGAAAATAGATGATGCGGATTTGACAGGATCATGTTTAAAGATAGTAAATGAAATTGAGAAAAATATAAACAGAGTTGAATTGGATCATGTTAAGGATACTACACATGAATTTTGTGCTGACAAAGAAATGGCTAATGCAATATATGATTCAGTTGATCTGATCAAAAAAGGTAAAAGAGATGCAATAAAAGGTAGAATTGAAAAAGCATTAAGACATTATCATATTGATAGTATTGGTCATGAATATTTTGACTCATTGGAGCAAAGAACAGTTCTGGATACAAGAAAAACAATACCAACAGGCTGGCCTATATTAGATGGACTTGATTTTCTTGATGGTGGTTTGGCAGGCGGTGAGATGGGAGTGTTTATGGCACCAACAGGTGGAGGAAAAAGTTTTCTCTTGACACAAGTTGGTTATGCTGCTCTTATGAATAAGAAAAATGTTATTCACTATACATTTGAATTGTCAGAAGTAAATATTGGTAAGAGATACGATTCAAGAATAACAGGTCTGGAAACAAAAGTACTAAGAGATAATTATAATATTGTCCAGAAGGAGCTCGAAGAATTTGATGGTGGTAAATTGGTTATCAAAGAGTTTCCCACAAAGACATGTAATATCAATAAGATCAAGTTCCATATAGATAGATTAAGAGCTTCTAATTTTGATGTTGATTTGGTTGTAATTGATTATGCAGATCTTATGAGGAGTACTAAAAATTACGACCAAAAAGTTTGGGAGCTTGAAGCAATTTATGAAGAGCTTAGAGGATATTCAATGGAATCAGGAATTCCTATTTGGACTGCTTCTCAAACTAATAGATCTGGACTTGATAGTAATGTTGTAACAATAGACACTATTGCCGATGGTTATGTAAAGGCACAAATTGCAGATTTTATAGGTGGATTCTCAAGGAATAAATTTTATGTTGCTAAAAATAGAATTGGTCTCGATCATGTTGTTTTGGATGCTGTTTTCAAACCAGAAATTTCTAGAGTTGATTTATACAATGAAGGTGAAGGTGAAGCATACGGCATGACAGATCTATTTAATGCTAAAGAAAGTGGTAGAGATTCACTTAAGGGTGTATTTGTAGATTTTAAAAATAAAAAGGGGTTGTCGTAATGCCTATACAAGAACTAAAATGCTCTGAATGTAAAGAGCATTTTGAGATAATGCTATCATTTAAGGAATGGGAAAAATACAAGAAGAAAAAACGACTAGAGGAATGTCCTTATTGTGGAACAATAAATGCTAATCATGAAAAAGTTTGGAGTGGAAGGACAAACTTAAATTTTATAGGAAATTGGTATGCAACGACAAAATCGTATTAATATATGAGAGAATATTAAATGAATAGAATTAAGTGTGTATGCATGAGATGTAAAGCGATGTATGAAGCGGCTCTTCAATCAAGAAAGTTGAAACCTGGGAGAAAAGGGCCTGATAGATCATATAATCTATGTGCAAATTGCATAGAGGAGGCTAAGAAAAAATGGCAGACAAATATTCAGTAATGGGAATTGTTTCATCAGCTAAAGAATCAAGACCATTTCCATTAAAGTCAGTAAAAAGAAGAGATATAGATGAAGATAAAATGAAGAGATTTTGTAGAGAAATGTTAAATAAAGTACAGGTGGAATATAATGAGCATTTAAGAATTGAACTTTGGCTTCATAGAGATAATGGAATTTCAGAAAATATCTATGAAATAGAAAAATAAGGGAGAGAAGAATTGGACATATCTCAGGAGGTGCTATCGGATTTGACAGTTCATACTAAATACGCAAGGTATGAACCTACGATAAACAGAAGAGAAACATGGGCAGAGATAGTAGATAGAAATAAAAACATGCATATAAAAAAATTCAAACACTTGGGGAGGGAGTTTACTAATGAGATAAGACAAGCATATCAATTTGTCCATGACAAAAAAGTATTACCTTCGATGAGATCGATGCAATTTGCAGGAAAGCCGATAGAGATATCTCCAAATAGAATATACAATTGTGGATATCTTCCAATAGATGATTATAGAGCGTTTTCAGAAATTATGTTTCTTTTATTGGGAGGGTCTGGATTAGGGTATTCAGTTCAACGACATCATATTGAAGCATTACCTCCAGTAATAAAGCCCACAAAGAAAAGAAGATATTTGATTAGTGATTCAATTGAGGGATGGGCTGATGCTGTAAAAGCATTAATGAAAGCCTACCTTAAAGGCGCATCTAAACCTGATTTTGATTATTCAGACATTAGACCTAAAGGTGCTAGATTAAAAACATCAGGTGGAATTGCACCTGGACCTGAACCACTTAAGGATTGTTTGCACAATGTTAAAAAAATTCTTGATAGAAAAGAGAATGGTGAACAACTTAGTACACTTGAGGTTCATGATATTATTTGTTATATAGCCGATGCTGTATTGGCTGGAGGAATTAGACGAGCTGCTTTAATTTCTCTTTTTTCTTTTGACGATGAAGAAATGTTGTCGTGTAAGGCGGGAAACTTTTGGGAATTAAATCCTCAACGTTCAAGAGCAAACAATTCAGTTGTCACATTACGTCATAGAATTAGAAAAAAAGATTTTTATTCACTATGGAATAGAATAAAGGATGGTAGATCTGGAGAACCTGGAATCTATTTCACTAACGATATTGAGTGGGGAGTAAATCCTTGTTGTGAAATTGGCTTGAGAGCTTTTCAATTTTGTAATTTATGCGAAGTAAATGTTAGTGATGTTCAGGGACAAAATGATTTTAATGATAGAGTTGCCGCTGCTGCTTTTATAGGAACACTTCAAGCTTCATATACTGACTTTCATTATCTAAGAGAAATTTGGAAGAGAACAACTGAAAAGGATGCGTTATTAGGTGTTGGTATGACAGGTATTGCTAGTGGAAAAGTATTGGAATTAGATCTTGAAGAAGCTGCTCAAGTATCAAAAAATACTAATGCAGTATTTTCTAAAATTATAGGGATAAAGAAAGCTGCAAGATTGACAACAGTTAAACCTTCAGGAACTGCTAGTTGCGTTCTTGGTTGTAGTTCGGGAATTCACGCTTGGCATTCTAATTACTATATTAGAAGAATGAGACTCATGAAAAATGAAGCTTTGTATCTATTCTTAGCCGATCATCATCCCGAATTAGTAGAAGATGATGTTTATAGTCCAACTACTCAAGCATGTGTATCGTTACCTCAAAAAGCACCTGATGGTAGTATAACAAGATTTGAAGAAACTGCTTTGACATTATTGGAAAGGGTGAAGAAAGTAAATGTAGAATGGATAAAGGCTGGAAATAGGAATGGACATAACACACACAATGTTTCAGCTACTGTAACTATTAAGGATGATGAATGGAATAAGGTGAGAGACTGGATGTGGAAAAATAGAGAGTTCTACAATGGTTTGGCAATTCTTCCATTTGATGATCATGCATATGTTCAAGCACCATTTGAGGATATTGATGAACAAACATATTACAATATGATTAATGAGCTTAGGGAAATTGATGTTACTCAGATAATAGAATACAAAGATAACACAGATCACAAAGCTGAAGCTGCATGTGCCGGTGGTGCATGTGAAATAGTTTAAGGGGGTAAGAAATTGAAAGAAAAAAAATTTAAACCAGGTTTACAATTCGAAGCAATAGTTCCAAAACTGTGTGAAAAATATATTTTGATTGACACTATTTTTAGACACATGTCATTAGGGCAAGTTAGCAACCATTATGAAAAAGATGATTGTATATATCATGTAAAGAAGGGATTGATTTACAATTCTAAAACAGGGCATATAGTATTATGAATGGGAAACTATTAATGCAGAGACTTTTAGAAGATATAAGTCTCTCATTGAATGTGTGGTATAGTAAGGAAAGAATGGAATGGGATATATTGTTTGCGATAATTATCACAGCAGTTTCTTACAGAAGTACTTGTGCAAGAGTAAAACAATCTGCATTATTAGTTGAAGATAATAGAATAATATCGATTGGATATAATGGAGCTGCTGCAGGTCAAACTCACTGTATTGATCAGGGAGATAAAAGTGATGCATCCGGTAGTTGTTTATATTGTGTACATGCTGAGCATAATTGTTTAGGATATGCTGCTAGAAATGGAATAAAGACTGATGGTTGCACAATCTATGTTACTATGACGCCTTGCATAAATTGCTCAAAGCTCATAGTGGCTTCTGGCATAAAAGAATACAAATATTTATCTGAGTACAGGTTAAAAGAAGGCAAAGATTTCTTATTATCTAATAATGTAAAGGTGACAAAGCTATAGGGGAATATATGAATAATTATGTAATTGGAGCTGGAGTTGCAGGACTGACTCTAGCTATGTATGACACAAATTTTAAAATATTCGATGACAATCCACTGGGATTGTTGAAAAATAAATATACTCTCGGGCCAAGACTTCTGCAATACAACAAATGGACTCGAGAGTTTTTCTTTATGTATGAGGAGCTACTTGGCTTTTTAGGAAAGGTAAGAATCAATACAGCTCAAATTGGATTTAGTGAAAATCATTTTATAGCTGATGATGCATCTGAAGGTTTCAAAAAGAAATATTCTAAGATTACTAGAAATAGAGAAGATTATGAGCATAGTTTTTTATCTGCAGGCAAAAACTCTATTGATCATTTTATATTTGATGGTTGTGAAGATAACTATATAGAGTTGTTTAAAAGAATGGAAAGATTAATTAGAAGTAGAGGACAAATAATTGATGCAAAAGTACAAAACATAAATCTAAATAAAAAGACGATTGTTGATAGCAATAATGTAAAATATGATTACGATAATTTGGTAAGTACAATACCCGTTACAATATTGTTTAGTATATTGGGCAAAGAAATTCCGCATTTAGATTTTTCAACTAATAAAAAGCATTTCTATATAGCTGAATATAATTCAATCAATGAGCAAACCTCAAAAAAATATGCTTATGTTTATTCAGTTGATGGTAAATATACAAGAAAAACTTTTTTTAAAGACTACATAACGTTCGAAACTGTTGAGCATCATAATGCTGCTATAATTGATGGATGTAAAATAATAGACGCAAAAGAAAACTTCCCTATACAGATTACCAAAAGCCATAATATTCAAGATGTAAATGAAATCTATATGCTAGGCCGGTTAGCTCAGTGGCGGCATGATATACGATTTGACACTTTGCCTGAAATTATAACAAAGATAAGAGAGCATATATATGGATAGATTAGATGAAATGTATAATATGCAAGCAATATTTGAAGAAAAAATATGGGAAGACGACACTTTACAAAAACATTCAGATAAATTTTTATTGAAATGGAACAAAGAATTCATATTAGCATTGATGAAAGAGTCTTCTGAACTATTGGATAGTGTCAATTGGAAGACGCATGAAGATACAAACGAGGAAGTGTTTGAAGATAATTTCTTAGAGAACTGTGTTGATGTTATGAAGTATTTGTTTGCATTGATGTATTTGAATAATATTGATACAGAGCATATATATCAAAAATTTATGTCTAAGAGTGTAGTGGTCAATGCTAAGTATATGCAGAATAAATTGATGAAGACACTTCAGGAAGATAAAGAAAGAAAGATAGCAATTCTCGATATTGATGGAGTGCTTGCAGATTATCCTGGTGATTTTATTGATTACTTTAATTACACTCTTAAATCGTCACATTCAACTTTAGATGAAGTTAAAAAAGACAGGGAAACATACGAAAGAATAAAATCATCTTATAGAGCATATGGCCGTAAAAAAGATATGGGTGTTAAGCAAGGTGCAATAGAATTTACTCATAAATTATCTGATTTAGGTTATACAATAATCTTACTAACTGCAAGGCCTTATGAAAAATATTTGAGAATATATCAAGACACATTACAATGGCTTAGAAAAAACGACATCAAACATGATGCGATAATTTGGGATAGAGAGAAAGCAAAATATATTATCAAAAATCTCAAGAATAACAATGTCGTATTTTGTGTTGAGGATGAAATACCAAATGCATTAGAACTATCACCTGTCTTTCCCACATATTTAGTGAGGAATAGAAAACTATATAATCCTGCTTATTTTGATGGTTCAAATGAAGAAAGAATAATGTGTGATTCTGGAATAATGGTTATTGACTCTCTAAAAGAGATAGAAATATGACAGCAAAAATTCTATGGACACTAAGTATATATGAATCTCCAGCCGCTTTGTATGATGTCAAGCATTGGGAAGAAAGATTTAAAGAGCATATTAGTAAGCAGATCATAGAAGATGAAGAAAAGAAACGAACATACCTACTGCCTAAAGGTCCTGACACTATTGAGATGGTGACATGTATACCAAGTTATCTATTTGGCTCTAATCCTGGTGATCATCTCTATCCATATTATGCTAATAATAGGGTTGTCAAGTATTTAGATATCCAGGCACTTTGTCAAAATATCCCTTGGACAATAGCAGGTACTAGAATTGAATTTAACAAACTTCTACTATTCGGAAGATTTATTAGGTGTCAACTCAACAACATCGACACTTTCATGACAGACGTTGTATATGATTATAATAATAGATCGCTTGATTATTAGTATATAATATGTTCAAAAAGTGTTATAAATAGAAAATTACAAGGAGTGTCTATGGAAAAAACAGGAGTTTATATAACTGGTGATCAAGGGATGTTGGGCAAATTTATAAGCAGAGAGTTGTGGAAATCAAACAAGTTTACTGTGTTAAATGAAGCTGTCTCAATGGGTTTGTCAAGTGATGTAGTTAAAGAATATGAAAGTGATTTGCATTTCATTAATGGTACTAGAGTAAAGAGAAATGAAGTTGATATAACAGATTCTAAAATGGTTGATCAGTTAGAGAGAAGTTTAACAGCTCCAAATAGAGATAGAGCTTTATGGATAATCCATCTTGCAGCTTGGTGTGGTACAGATAAATGTGAAGCTGATTCATTTGGAGCTGTAAATTCAAATGTTATAGGGACACAGAATATCATAAAAATGGTAAAAAATATAAATGCAAAATTGATATATTTTTCTACAACAGCAATCAATAATCCAGACGAATATATGAAACCTGGCTGTTCACCTTTTAATGAAAATGCAAAAATAGGGCCGAAGACAATTTATGGTTTGACAAAATATGCTGGTGAACTTGCCTGTAGACAATCATTGAACAATAGTCAATTGATGGTTATTAAACCTGTGTTTATATATGGTGATGCTCCACATGATAATAGCTCGATATTGAGAAAGATATTACAAGCAATAAGAACCAAACAACCATTGAATGTATTGCTAGATAGAGATTACAAAAAAGACTATATACGTATTGAGCAATTTGCAAATATGTTTGCGACGTTATTGCATGCTCCAATAAAGGACATATTTACTGACCAAAGAAATGATTTTGTTTTATGTAAAGGGGAACCAAAACCATTCGGTTATTATCTAGATCTTATACAAGATTTAACACAACATTGGAGAAAGAATGACTGCATGTATAATTACATAGGACTGCATCCTGAAAAGGATTATCTTAAAGATCATGTTGGTCATTCAAAGAGATTTAACGAACTGTTTCCATTTTATAATCATCCGTATTATGATGATGTGAAAAGTTTAATGCAAGTGTGGAGGTCGTTAGAAGAATATTATGATTGAAATAGGTTATAGTAATGATGAGATAAAAGAGCAATTTACTAAATTGCTGGATAAACAAGGTTGGGTTGTCACAACAGGCGGTGTAAAATATGATGAGCTTTTCTATCTTGATTATGTTTTATCAGATGAAGACGAATTCTATGATAGTCCTGCAAGAACAGCAGCTGATATAATAGAAAGACAAAATTTATATACAGAATTTGGAAAACATCTGGTAAAATTGCAGAATGATCTTGGTAGTAGACAATTTGTAATTTGCCCCGATTATGATGGTGATAAAGATTTGGCTGGTTGTATTTCACTTTTGCAAGTTGTGGTAAGAAATGATAAGATCTATATGTTTGTATTTATGAGAAGTCAACACATTGAAAATGTGGAATATGATAATAACACGTTTCTATTACTTATGGAACAATGTAAAACTTATCTTGGATTAAAATGTGGTAATATAAACGTCCATGTCACTTCATTACATAGATACCAAAAATGATATTTTTTTCTGGAACTGATTGTTGCGGTAAGGATACTATAATGCATGCTCTTGCAAAGAGAATAGACTATAGTGTTTTTATGAGTCCAAGATCTCCGATTTGCTCTATGGTGTATGATATTCTATATAATAGACAAGAGAATAGTTTCATTAACAATATGAAATTGATTAGAGAATTAATTGGATTGGATACCGCATTTGTATTGATCGAGTCTGATCCAAATGTTTTACACAAAAGAGCAATTGCAAGAAATGAAAAGCATATAAATACCGTAAGGGATTTTGAAAAGCATATTGAGTTATATCAAGATATTTTTGATAAACTTAAAAAAGGTTGGTTAGGTGAACATAGAAAACAATTTGTTCATGTTATAAATAACGGAACAGTTGATGAAGCTGTTTGTTATATACTAAAAGAATTAAAGGAGAGTAATGCTAAGTATTGATAAATTTGGGAAATTTAGAAAATGCTGGATAAATAAAGCACTCAATATGGATTGGTATTATTCCAAAGCTAAGTTTAACGACAGTTTAAGAATATATGCTAGTCAAGAGCAATTTAGAGACGGTATAAATATTATACCAAAAGGTAATTGTTCTACTGATAATGCTGTAGATAGATTATCGTATGGAGATATATATGATTCTCATGCATTAACATTTTATTTGTACAACTTATCGGCATTGAGGGTTATTGAAAAACATGTATTTTCTGAAACATCTAGTAGATTTTGTAGTATGCTTGAATTAGGTTGCAATAACGGATTTGTATCTAGATTTTTTCAGAGGAATGGATTTAAATTAAAAGAATATTGGGGAATGGATTTTGACTTCCCATTTATTGTCGATGGACTTGAGAATTTTGAAAAAGAAGACAGTGCATATCATTCAAATTTCTTTGTTGGAGATTTCAATAAGCCACTGCCTATACAATCAAACTATTTTGATTTAGTGTATATGCAGGAAGCTTTTGATCATTGTAAAGACAAAGGTTTTTATGCACACCAATGTTTAGATGAAATAAGGAGAGTTTTAAAACCTGGTGGTTATCTATACATAACACTAGTATTTGAGCACGATGAAAGAGATTTGTATCATTGGGATCATAACTACATTTGGTCTAAATTTGAATTTGAAAATGTTGTGCAAGATTACTATGACATAGCAAATTTTACCCCATTATTGACATTTGGTAGTGTTGTTGAAAAGTGTTATAGTGAGATTAGAAACAATTGGCCTTTGAAATTTTCAAAAATGCTAATGGCACAAGATGCTTACAAAAATTGTCCGAATGATATTGCAGTTGGCTCGTATCTATTAAGGAATAAATAATGCTGAAATTGACAAATAGAGATTGGGAGAAAAGAATTGAAAAGCAATTTGAAACTGGATTATTTGATAGAATAGAAGTTACTAAGGATGTGTCAAAACACGAAATATGCAATTTTGAATATCATTTGTATGGTGATAAATCAGAGTTAGCATTACCAATGGATATAGATCTCAATTTCCCAACTAACCATAATCTTTTTGAAAATGAAAATAGCTTAGATAATGTTGCTCCTTATTCGTTGTTTTATATAAGGAAGAATGTACTTAATTTAAATGTTGTTATAAATAACTTAGCTTTTGGACCAGAATTTAGGATCATTAATGTAGAATTAATAGAGGCACTAGATTACGTTTATAATGAGGCAAGAAGTTATTATAAAGGATTAGAGAAAGGTGTAATTAAGGTCAATGTATTTTCGTTATATAAAATGGGAGAATAAATGGGTTATGTAAATGAATATGGTGATGGGAGTGACTTCCAAAGTTACATTCCGTTGCATGGACATAGCACATACAGTTTCGGTGATGCATCAACAAAGTTGAATGAGCTAATTTCTAGAACAAAAGAGATTGGCTCCGATGCGATAGCACTTACCGAACATGGTAATATGTGTTCATTTTTCAAGTTCTATAAAGAGGCCAAAGACAACGATATAAAACCTATATTAGGCTGTGAGTTGTATGTCAACGATGCATATCATAAAGATGTGGATGTATTCCTCGAAGCAAAGAGATCTAAGAAAAAGAAGAATGACGATTTGGTTGCTACAGATGAAGAGGACTTAGATTTTAGTAATAGACATTTTCTATGTTATGCAAAGAACTATGAAGGGTTGAGGAATATCATTCAACTTTCGAATATTGGATTTGAGAATTTCTATAGGAAACCCCTCGTAAATTCGAACTTGTTGTTTGAACATCTTGATCATAACAATATTATAACGACAGGTTGCATGCAGTCTGAATTCAATCAGTTATTGTTGAATAAGAGGTATGATGATCTGGATAAGTTGGTTAGTAAATTCAAGGAAAAGTTTGATGAAAATTTCTATTTTGAAATTCAGTTCAATTGTATGGATGAACAACTTGAAATTGATAATTACTATATTAAGATGACTGAAAAGTTCGGAATCAAACCAGTGTTTGCTTTGGATTATCATTATGCATATCCAAATGATTGGCAAATACAATATCTGTTGTATGTAATAAAGCAAAGACAAGATGTGAAGAGCTATCCTCCTGAAGATTGGTTCTATACTGTAAGAGATCTTTACATAAAAAGTGTACAGGATGTTTATGCGTATGCAGAAAAGCTAGGGTTTGATAAGAACTATCTGAATATGGCTATTGATTCCACATTCGAAATAAGAGACAAGGTAGATATTGACATACCAATCTATCCAGATAACTTTCCAAAATATATGGACAATGATGATGAATGCACAAGACTGTTTCTTGAAAAGCTAACAAAGAAGTTTAATGAGAAGTATGAAAATGGAATGATACCGAAAGATAAGAAACAGATATATTTGGACAGGTTGAAGTATGAAACTGAAGTTATAATTGACAAGAATATGGTTAATTACTTTATGATATTGGACGATATTCTTTCAAACTTCGTATATAAAACAGGTGGAAATACGGGAGCAGGTAGAGGTAGTGCGCCGGGCTCCATTGTACTATTCATCTTAGATATAACTAAGATCGATCCTGTTAAGCATAATCTAATTTTCGAAAGATTTCTTAATCCGGCTAGGAAAGACCCAGCTGATGTTGATTTGGATATTGATTCAGATACTCAAAAACAGGTTGAGGATTATTTGAAAGGAAAGTATGGTGACGATAAAGTATGTCATATTTCTAATTTTGGTAAGTTCGGAGCAAAGACTGTTGTCAAGGATCTATGTAGAATATTTAAACTTGATTACGTACTATCAAATAAATTGACATCTTATTTCGATACAATAAGATCTGATCTACCTGTTGATGAACAGTTAAAGAAAGCACGTACAATTGCGAATAGTCAGAGGGATGATAAGTTAGTAAAGTTCATAGATGATAATGCTAAACTGTTAACTGACATAGGTAATAAATTTGTTGGTATGATTAGGCAGCCAGGTAGGCACGCATCAGGTATTCTAATTAGCAATAAGAAATTAAATCAATCTGATATTCCGATATTGAGAGTAAAAGGTGATTTGGTAACAGGAGTGCAAGAAGGTGGAGATGAAAGAGAAATTGGAGAACTAGGATATTGTAAACTAGATTTATTGGGCTTGAATACTGCACTAATTAATAGTAAAACCATTAAGGCTGTTGAAGAAAAATATGGTATTGAAGATATTGAAAGGGGAATATTAAGATCTGAATTAGATGACCCAAAAATTTATGATGAATTTTGTAAAGGTAACTCAAGGGATATATTTCAATTTGGTTCTGATGGTATGGTTAGTCTGGTAAAGAAAGTACAGCCTAGAAATATTGTTGACCTTACAGCAATTAATGCATTGTGGAGACCTGCAGTTATCGAAGCTGGTGGTGTTAAGGATTTTTTAGTAAACAAAGCAAATGCTGATAAAGCAAAAAGGAGACTTGATAAAATTCATCCAGCACTATGGGAAATTCTTGGAGAAACTTACGGTGTTCCTGCTTTTCAAGAACAGATTATGTTTATATTACAGAGTATCGGTGGTTTCAGTTTGGATGAAGCTGATAATGGTAGAAAGATATTGAAGCTTCTCCATAAAGGCAATCAGGAAAAAACGGATGACTTTTATAATATGTTGGAAAAATTTGAAAATGGTGCAAAAGAGCAAGGCGTAAAAGAGAAAGATCTTGCTTGGTTGCTCGATATCATGGGAAAATATTCTGAATATTCATTTAACAAAAGTCATAGTTTCTCATATAGTTTGAATGCTTATATCTCTATGTATTTGAAAGTATATTATCCCAAGGAGTATTATGTACAATTGCTTAATCACTCTGCCACTGATGATTTAAGTTGGTTCATAAAAGAAGCAAAAGCAAGTAATATGAAATTCCTTGATTTTAAACACGGCTTTACAACAAATGAATTTGGTGTAAATTATGAAGAGGATGCTATAAGTTTAGGATTGAATATTGTCAAAGGTTTATCAAATGCAGATATTGAGAAAATTAATTCACTCAAAGCAGATAATATATATCAACTGGTTGAAGAGATACATAAGACAAAAATATCAAAGAGAAGTTTCGAACCTCTATGTAGACTTAAATATTTCCATCAATTTGAAAATCTACAATTGCTTGAAACAGTACTGAATGAAACAAAACGGTTAAAGAAGAAGGAAATATTAAAAGAAAAAATTGACAATATAATAGCAGAGAATAATGACATTGATAACTATACAAATCAAGAAGTTCTTGTATTTGAAAAGAAATATCTTAATTTTTATATATCCAAACATCCTTTTGTAAAATTTTCAGAATACATTTATCATAATGACAGAAAGATGTATGAAAATATTTATAGTCCTAAGGAAATTCCACCTGATATGGAGGACGGAACATATTTGGTCTATGGTATTATCAATAATATTGAAATCAAAAAATCAAAGAAAACAGGAAGAGAATATTACAAGGTAATATTAGAAGATGAAGAAAATCAAATGTATGTGACTCTTTTTAATTCTTATGATATCGTTAGTTTAAATGAAGGTAACAGTGTGGTTATAATAACAAGTAAAAATGATTTTGGATTTGCAAAGTTAAGTAAATCAAAGATATTCAATTTTACAGACAAACTTGTTTAAGGAGACAACATGTCAACTTCTACAGAAACACGTCCTGTGCCTAAGAAAATAGAAGATCTTAGAGAATCAGCTGGAACATTACCTTCTGAAGCTCCTAAAAAATCTACTAATTTTATAAATGTCGACGACTCAATCGAGATTTCATTAATTGACTATAATAGAAATCCGTATAAAACAATGTTTGCAACTTCAACTGCAACATGGGGAGATAATGAATATAAAGATAAATGGAGCAATACATCTGCTGAAGGAAAGTTAGATGTAATTAAAGCTGTGCTCACAAATAATACTCTCCCTCAAGCTAGGGAAATGGTAAATTTTGTATTTCGAGTAAAAGGAACTCCAAGATGGTTATTTGATTTGCATACGCAAACTCCATTTACTTCATTTATGAGTATTGGATGTAGAGATAATAATAAGTTAGATGCCGACATGATAATTAATGATAGCACTACAAAAGAGCAAGAGGTTCTTAAAGAATGTAAAGATCTATATGAAGCGGTTATTGAAGAGGGGGCTGGGTCTTGGCAATCAGCAAGGACCTTTCTCCCTCAGTGCTATCAACATTCATATCATTTTGGACAGAATCTACTTTCAATAGCTTCTATGAAAATCAAAAATGATTACATCAAAATGTTGTATGATGAGATAATTACAGAAATTTCTGTAAAATTTCCTTTGATAGCTTGTCATGCTATATTACCAATATTAGAATTTGACAGTCAAAAAATTATGCTTGATGGAATTTCAAAAGTAAAGTTCAATGATCTGGATGCTATTGATCAAGCACTGATAGGGAGAAATTCATGATTATAGATTATGGAGTTAAACCACTCAAAGTTACATTAAATGATTATGATTCAAATTCCCAAACACTCGCATATTCTATAGAGCATACCCCGATATGTTGTTATGATCAGCATTCAAGAGCAAGGATAGGAGTAAAGTTTATTAACTATGAAGTTATCGATGAGCCAAGATATATTGTATATACACATGTTTGGAATATGATGGAAGAGAATCCGTCATTTAAGAAGAAAGTAGAAAAATCACTCAAGAAATTGGAAAAAGTAAGACAAAACACAAAAGGAAACAAGGATAATTTTAATCTCATGACTAGATCATGCTCTTATTATGTTGAACAGACATTCGGTTCGCTTAGAGGACAAATGGCAAGGAGATTAAAGTTCTGTGAAGAAGAATTTATTGTAGGACTTCATTGGAAATTACGGAACTTGATCATACAGAGGGATAAGACATTCGGACAATCACTACTTCCAGGATGTGACAGGATTGAATCATGCGATTATTCAAAAGCAGATTACTTAAGTAACATGTTTGGTTGTTTATTTGCATCATGTGGTAGATGGCCAGCTGGAACTGAATGGGCTACATTTAATGAATCATGTTCTACACCAGAAATGCTGGAAGAACAATTAAATATAATTATTCCAAGGAGTGCCCATGACAATGCTTGAAGATATTTATAAAGAACAGGCAAAAACACAAGAATATTTTAGATCAAAAGATCCTGATCTTGGTTGCTTGCCATACAGTTGGCCTATAACAACTTGTGAAAAAAAGAAAGAATTGGAAAGCAAATTTAAAGATGATATTTTATATCTTATAAAAGAAGCAACTGAAGTGCTGGACGAAATAAATTATAAGAAACATGTAAGCACCAGGAAAGAAATAAACAGAGATAATGTAATTGAAGAGTTGGTTGATATATTCAAATATTGGTTAAATCTTTGTTTACTAATGGATTTTAAACCTAAAGAAATACATAAAATCTTTAAAATGAAAACTAAAAAAGTTATAGAAAAAAAGGAAAATGAGAAACATGATGCTTAAAAAGAACATTGATAAAATGACCATTGATGAAATAGAAAATACAAAAGTAGGCACATTACCAGTAAGAATTGTATACAATCAGATTATTGATAATAACTATTATATTTGGTTGATTGGTAATACCGATGGTAATAAGCTATTTTTTGCAATGCTAAATGATATTGCAGGTGGTACAATAGGATTCACCGACAGTAATTTGGCAGTTAATTATGTAAATAGAAAAGATGTTATTAAGTCATTGTTACAAGATTTTGGTGAAAATATAGTTATTATGAGGATGTCTCTGCTTCATTTACAACATATATTAGATGCACATAACGCAACTCATTTAGCAACCATATTGATTAATCCGACAACTGATTTTTTTATTCCTATTGCATTGGGATTTTTTAAAAATTTGGTAGAGGAACGTGATTATAAATATGATGAAAATTTAATAATTGATAATAATGATGATGAATATATCGTATTAAAGTTCGATAAAAAAGAAAAGAAATATATTGAGGAAAATGAGTGTATAATTTAAATCTTGGCATATATTGATTATATTTATTATATAGTATATAGAGGGCCATAAAGGATGTAAACTTTTGGTCAAGGCCGATTAATTGAAAACTCATTTGTTGGCGATTACTTAATCGGCCTTATATCTTTATTCACAATGGATAAACTCAAGCTAGCTACTTACATAATCAATGCTGACTGTCTCCCGACTTGTATTTTAATCAGCAGAATTTGATATGTGACTAGCTAGCTTTATCGTAATAGATGAAAGGTAATACTATGGAAGGGAATGAAAGAGTAATAGAGGCAACACCTGAAGAGCTCGATTCAAGAGTTAATTTGATAAGAAAACAATTAAGTTTAGTAGCTGAAAGACTAAGAAAGACATTTTCGGATGAAACACCTCAGAGTGAATTACTACATGATGAAAGATTTAGACAATGGGTTATAAGTAATTTGATTCTTGATAAGAGTACAGAGGACGAATCTGATGGTGATTTTAATCGTTTACTATATTTTATGTATGAACAATGTGGTAGAAATATTCCTGAACTTCTAAGTCAATATGAATTAGATATTGAACAAGATAATTTTGCAAGATTTTCTTTTAATTTACGAATAATGGAGACAGAATTCGATGATTGATCCTAGATTAAAAAACGAAAAAATACTTTTACTTACAAAAATAGTACAAAGTATATTACAAGATATAGAAAAAGCTAGAACACTTATATTTCATGCACAACAAAAAACTGAACCACTTACCAATGATCCAATATTATGTGATGATATAGAAAAAATTAAAACAGTCAATGGTTATTTTTCTAAATTGAATTCGCTTGTTGGTGAATTATCATATATAAAGCAAGATTATATTTCTGCCCTTAATACTCTAATGGTTGCTGGTGATAATATAAAAAAGGAGATTAATGAATGTGATAATGATCATCACAATATGAGTATTAGTAATCCAATAAAAGAGCCTACAGTTAATATTAATCCAGATGCTGCAAAACCTACTGAACAAGTTCCAGATTTATCTAATCAGATGATTATGAATGCATTTCAGAGTGCTGAACAATTTATGAACGATTCATGTTCTGGGGGTAGTTATGAGGAAGATGAAGGAGCCAGTAGTTAAAAAGGTGAAGAAAATAAAAAAGCCAAAGCCCATTAAAATAGATAAAGAGACTGTTGAATGGAAGAAATTTGGTAATATAGATATGACATATGATATCTTTAAAAAGATTCCAAAAGATTTAGTACCAGAGGAAGAAGATATAGGTAAAATATTGGAAGTGGCAGGTAATAAAAAAGAAACATTTAAACTCCTCGGAATGGAAAGCAATGGAAAGGCTGTGTTAACTTTAACACCAAAGGGCTTTTTTAAATCATTCAGAATAGAAAGTGTTATATTACATAGAAACGAAATAATTCGTGATTCTGAATTTAATATATCACACAAAACAAAAAAAAAGAAAAGGAGATAATGTGGTCAAACGTAAAGGAATCATCATAACACCAGATGAAATGCATACTTCTGGTGTTGGTTTAGATGATGTTGAACCATTAGANTATATGACAGCAATTGCATCTCAAATAAGAAATATGGGAAGAGAATTTGCTGTTCTAAGACAGAGGCTAAATAATATTGAAATTGAAATGGGAATGGTAAAAGAAACAACTGATCAATATCATTCAGAAGTAAAAGAGATTAAAGATGCCTTGGGACAAAATTGATAAAGACAAAATGAAAGAGAAGTATACTAAAAGAGTAAAGAATCAAAAGGTCAAATTATTAAAGAATGCTGCCAAAGGTTTGAATAACAAAAAAGCTTTTGATCCTGGACCTTCTAGAAAGAACAGGAAAAGGACAGGTCCAGAATTAGCAATGATAAGTATCCTTAGAGAGATGTGCATAGATTATGAAGAAGAATTTTCTATTCAATTCTCAAATAACTATAAGGTATATGATTTTCGTATCCTTGATAATGTTTTAATAGAAGTTGATGGNGATTTTGTTCATTACAATCGAGAAACAATTGATTCTAATTTTAATGCAATGCATCTTAAAAATAGACAAAATGATATGGTAAAAAATTGGATAGCAAAAAATAAAGGCTTTAAGCTTATAAGATTTTGGGGTTCTACAGTTCAACATGACAGAGAACTTGTTATAGAAAAGTTACAAGATGAAATATCAAAAGCCTCATCTTAGAGATTTAAATTTGATCATAATTGTATTATAACAAATAGGAGAAGGAAATTGGCTGGTAAAAATGTATTTAGACGATTCAAAAATATTAAGTTTGACAATGTAACAATAGGTGGTGAATATGAATTTGGCATGTCGCCTTGGACAATGATATTCCTTATTGGAACAAAGTTAAAACCTACTACTGCGGCAACTCAATATTTTGATAGTGAAAATGATATGAAGGTTACTATTGCTAGAGAATTATTAGGAATGATAGTGTTAGAGAAGAATGCACAGAAAAAACTAGTTCCTGGTTGGCATTGGGAAGGTGCAAGATATTCACATGAGCATAATACACAGCAATTTAAATTTGAAAAACAATCGGCATTTCAAGTAGAATTTTATGTTCGTGCACCAAAAGAGTTAGAAGAGAAAAATGATAAAAAGGGTATGGAGTCTGGATTTAAGAAATTGGCAAATGGTTTTGCAAAGATGAATAATTTCCAAACATCAGATTTGTTCGAATTTAAACCTGCAGCTAATGTAAAATAATGGAGGGAAAATGAGGAAAGTTTTTTATAAGTCTTATCCGTTTGATAAAAATGGCAAGTCTATGATTCACTATTGCTATAATATTACTCATAATGTATTTGAAGCTGTAGACAGGAAAAAGATCAATAAGATTATTGATAATCAAATATATGTTAATGAAGATGGAAAGATAAATAAAGCTCGGTTTTCAAAATTTCTTAAAGAAGAAATTGTAGAAAATCATGGAAGAGATCCGAAAAGTCTTAAAAGAAAAATGTTCACTCCTTATACAAAAGGAATGTTTAAGGAGGGTCATGTTTTGATATCTAATAACTGTGTTAAAGCATTACACAAAAAAGCTAGGGAACCAAAACATAAGATAGTCTTTGATGTTTTAAGCAACAGGTTTATTCAAATGACTAACGAGGAATACAAAGAAGAGAACATAGGAAGATGTGGTAGAAATTTTCTTATAGAAAAAAAGAACAATATGTGGAAACATATAAGGTATAAGAGCAAGACATTTAAATATCCAAATGAAATTAATGAGATTGAAGCACAGGATATACAAGCCGAGGTTGGTGAGAATCTTATAACATGGAAATCAAAAGGAAAATTTGTAGCAAAATGCAATAGGTGTATAAATAGTTGTAAACAACCAAGGACAGTCAAATTAGTGAACTGTAGGATGTTCAAGAGGAGTTAAGGATGACAAATAAGGAAAATATTAGCAAGACAATTGATATAATATCACAAACAGTGGATACATTTGTTAAGGAAAGGAATGAGGAGATAGAAGAATTATTGACCAATTTAGGAGAGAGATATTTTACATGTCCAGCGGCAGGTAATGAAAAATACCATTCAGCATATGTTGGAGGTTTATGTGTGCATTCATTGCATGTAACAAATAGACTATTTGATCTATGCAATGCATTTCAAATTGGTGAGGATGAAATTTCTAATGAATCAAAAGTAATTACGGGTCTCTTTCATGATATCGGTAAAATTGGTTCTTTAGATGGAAAGCCCTATTATTTAGATGAGAAATCAGATTGGCATAGGGAAAAACTAGGCAGGTTATTTACTCATAATGACGAATTAGATGATGCTCTTTCAGTTCCTCAAAGATCTATAAGAATACTTACACAATCTGGAATTAATTTAAGTGATAGCGAATATCAAGCTATTCTTTTTCATGATGGACTGTTTGTAGAGGAAAATAGATCATATAGGATTATGGTATCAAAAGATAAATTGATGAGACTATTACATATGGCCGATGCTTGGTCAGCAATGGTTGAAGGAGTATAGCAACATGACAGGTTTAGAAATAATTTTAAGTGTTAGCTGTCTTATATTTATAATGACAGCAGTTATAATGACTGTGATAGTAAAAAGAAGTATTGAAAGGATACAATTTTTAGAGACAATATTCACAAGAATGTTTGGTGAGTTTGCTATATTCACTCAATTTTGTGAAAGAGTATTAAATAGGCCTTCATATGCAAATGAGCCTGTTATTGTATCGATGCTTGAACAGCTTAAAAGTCTCCATACACATTTGCTTGAAGTTGAAGATTTTTATACATTTGATTTAGAACTCAATGATGATAATATTGGGTTGGAGAAAACAGATGAGCATGAACAAACTGAAGGAGATAGAACTATTTGATGGTAAAACATTAGACATAATCTTTAAAGACATTTATGAAAGAACTACAGAAGAAAGAGAAAGAGCACTTAAGGTATTTGATAATATAGCAGAAAGATTAAAAGAAGATGATGATGTATTTATGATTGGCGATAAAGCTAATCCGTATTTAGATATTGCACAAAAATCAACTGATAATCTTACTAAAATGATTGTAGCTGCACAAAGATTATTAGACCTTGAAACCAGCGGCGAAAGAGGCATTGATAAAGATACAATCATTGACATATTAGAAAATATGGGTGATATATTACCTGAGGAAATAAAAAATAGAGACGTACCAGAGCAATTACCTGAAGATAATATTGATAAATTTGAACTTATCGACAATGAAGATACAGAATTAGAAATTAAGAAGTTTAAAGTTGGTGACAAATTCTCGTTAGAGATCGATGGATTAACTGAAGAAAATAAAAAGAGATTTGTATAAGAAGTATTGGAGAATAATATAAGTGATCAGTTTGGGCTTAGACATATCAACTAATTGTACTGGTTATGCGTTAATAAATGAAAATGAAGAACTAGAGAGCTATGGATATATTGACACTTCAATATCAAACGATCTATATGAAAAAATAGAAATATTTGAAAATAGTATTGCTAAGCATATAGCTAAACGACCTGATGTGATAATGATAGAAGATATTTTATCAAAATTTACAAAAGGTCGTTCGAGTATTAAGATTATAATTGCATTGGCAAAATTTAATGCACTGGCTTCATATAAATGTTATGAATTATCAGGCAACCAACCGATACATCTAAATGTACTGAGGTCAAGAAATTTAGCACTTGGTCATAGTGTTCCAAGGGGTGTAAATTCAAAGGAGCATATATTAAAATATATAATAGAAAAGTATCCTCATATAGAATTGCCAAGGATGAAGAAAAAAGATGCATTGGCAAAACAGGCATACGATATATGCGATGCAGTGATAATGTCATTAGCAGGGTTTAAACATGTTGAACATTCTGAAACAACTGAAAAAAGCACTGGGAGAGCCGGCACATAGTCCTGATAATAATGGTGACGTACTTTTCCACTGCCCTAATTGTGATCATAGAAAACCACACCTTTCAGTAAATTTAAAGAGAGAACTATATCATTGTTGGGTATGTGATTTTGCTGGTAGAGGTCATAAAAAATGTTTACAAAGATTGGGCTTTCATGAACAGGCTAAACAATTTTCAGATGGAAATTATTATCATACACATGAATTGACAAAAGAAAATTTGAGGATGTTGTTAGAAGGTGGTAGAGAAATTAATGCAAAAGTTATAACAATGCCTAAGGAGTACAAATTTCTATATCTCAAAAGGAAAAATCCTCTATATGGAAGTGCAATTAAATATCTTAAAAATAGAATGATAGATGAAGATGATATGTTAAAATATAATCTTCATTTTAGTTTAGAGCATCTTCGAATATTATTCCCATCATATGACAACAACTATAAATTAAATTATTATGTTTCTAGAAGTATTAACAACAATGCATACATAAAATATAACAATCCAGACATACCAAAATCTGATTTCATATTTAACGAACATCTAATAAAATGGAATGAAAGATTACTATTGGTTGAAGGAATATTTGACTCGATATTATCAAGAATGAATTCCGTTCCAGTTCTAGGTTCGTCATTAAATCGAAAGAGTAAATTGTATAAGAAGATAATTGAAAATGAGACGCCTGTTATACTTGCATTTGATCAGGATGCGTACATAAAACAAATCAATGTAGCCAGTCTATTATATAATAGTGGTATTGATGTAGAGTTTGTTGATATGAGAAATATCGAAGAAGATATTGCAAACGTAGGTCCTAAAAAGTTTAATATCTATATGTTTGATAATATAATAACTTATGATATTGATTTTGAGATCAAAAATAAAATGGAGATTCTATGAGTAAAATTGCACATATCGCAGACATCCATATAAGACTATTAAAACGACATAAGGAGTATCGTAAGATAATTGATAATCTTGTTATATCATTAAAAGAGAACAATGTAGATACTATAGTGATTGCTGGCGATGTGTTTCATAACAAGGTTAATTTGTCACCTGAAGCATTAGAGCTTTCTGGATATTTTTTTCAAGAACTATCTGATATAGCTTCAATGCATATTATTGTTGGGAATCATGATTGCATAGTAAACCAGCCAGGTAGACTTGATGCAATAACACCATCTCTCAAATATGTTAATATGCATAATTGTATATCGTTGTATACGAAAAGTGGAATATATTACGATGATAATTTGAAGATTGGATTTGGAGTATTTGCTATAAATGATGATAACAATTTTCCAATTCATATAGAAAAAAAACATGATGACTACACATATGTTGCTTTATTTCATGGAGCTATAAATAGAGCAAAAACAGATGTTGATTACGTTTTAAGAACCAAACATAATATTAAGATGTTCGAAGAATATGACTATGCAATGCTTGGTGATATTCATAAATATCAAGTATTAGGCCCGGGTATAGCATATCCAGGAAGTCTAATTCAACAGAATTTTGGTGAGGCATTAGTTAAAGGCTATATAATTTGGGATACAGAAAGTGGAAAGTCTGAATTCATAAATGTAAAGAATGAATATGGATATTATACAGTTGAATTTAATGGAGATAAAATAGAGAATATAGAAACATATGTAAAAAGTATAAATAGAGCAACTATTCCAGATCGACCTTTTGTAAGAGTGCTTGTAAAGGGAGAAGAATATAACCATATAAAATTACAGAATCTAGCATCAATTATAAAAGAAGTTTGGAGACCTGTATCACTTACTATTGAAGTTGATATAAATAGTTCAAAGGGCTCTATTGATATGAGAGCTCTTGAAGTCGAAAATGTTTCTAAATTACATGTTCAACATAAATTGATACGAGCATGGTTTAAGGAAACAGATCTTAAGGAAGATGAAATCAATAAGATGCTAAATATTCATACAGAAATATTTAGCACAACAGTCACGGACGAAAATCAAAACAGAGGGAGCAATTGGAACGTCCATAGGATGAATTTCTCTAACACATTCTCATATGGAAAAGACAATTTCATAGATTTCGGTTCTCTTAATGGATTGGTGGGAATATTTGCACCGAATAGATCTGGTAAGTCTGCTTTACTTGCGACTCTCCTTAATGGCTTATTCAATATGTCTGATAGGGTATCAAGAACTAATCTAAAGGATATAATAAACAAGAATGAATTTCAATCTGAAATTGAAATATATTTTTCTGTTGACAATAAAGAATATGTATTGAGAAGAGAAATAATTAGAGTTGGAAAGAATCAAGAAAGTAGTAGAACTGTCGTTAATCTATGGGAAATTATAGCTGGTGAAGAGATTGCAATATCTGGTGAGAGTAGAGTTAATGAAACAGAAAATCTTATTAGATCAATGCTAGGCAATTTTAGCGATCACAGATTAACAACATTTGGAATGCAAGGTGATCTCAATGCTTTTCTAAGACAAAATCAAGCATTAAGGAAAACGGTTCTTGGTAGATTTATTGGTATTGATATTATAGATGCGCTATACATGTCTGTTAAAGCTGAGTGTCATGCTTTAAAGAAATTAATAAAACAATATAGAGAACATGATTTCAATTCGATATACAAAAATTATGTAAATGAAAAGAAAGAAATTGAAAGTGAATTAGGGAAAGCAATCGACTTAAAGAATAAAATAAATGAACTCATAGTTGAAACAACAAGCAAGATTAATTTATTGAAATCAAAACTTAAGAATATTGAAGGAGAGGAACTTAATGAGGATGAGATTACGAAATTTATTAAAGATGCAGAGAGCTCTCTTCAAGCTTTAGAAAAGGAAGGAGAGTCGTTTAATGAAGAATCAAAAAGTTTAGATGATGTTCTTAAACTTGTTAACGATACTATTAATATATATAATGAAGCTGTAATAAAATCTAATGTTGAAGTCCTTGGTCAAAATAAAAGCCAATTGAATATATTAAATAACGAAAAACTCCTTAATAAAAAGGATATATCAACATACCAGAGAATGTCTGATAATTTAAGACAGCATGATTGGTTTGAAACTGATGAACATTGTAAGCAATGTATATTTCTAAAAGATGCATTTGTTGCAAGGGATAAATTAGAAAATACTAAAATACAGCTTGATAGTTTGCAAAGTAATATAAAATCACTTAATAAAGAGATTGAAAAACATTCGTCTGCTGAAATAGAATATAAGGAATTGGTTGCATATAAAAATAAGAGAGATGAAACATTATCGGCTATTAAAATTAATAAATTACAAAGTTCGAATATTATTGTAAAAATTGAAACTACAAAAAGAGAGCTTGCTCTAAATAAAGAGGTGTTAGAAAAATACAAGATTGATGAGTATTATATTAAAATGAACAATAAGATTAGAGAAGAAATAGCATCTCTGGATGCAGATAAGGATAATCTATCTAATCAGATAAAAGAAGCTGACACGATAATATCTACACAGAATGTAAAGTTGGGCTCTATTAATCAAAAAATTGAAGACCTTGGTAATTCTATAAAGCAGCTTAATGAAGTAGAAGAATCATTCAAATTGGCTTCAATACTCAGTGAAGCTTTATCTAAAGATGGTATACAATTAGAAATAATAAAGAAGATTATCCCTAGAGTTAATCTAGAAATCAGAAAGATCCTTTCTAACCTGGATGATTTTGATATTGTATTAGATATTGACAACGATTCTCAGGATGTTAATATTTATATAGAAGACAATATTGGTAGGAGAACTTTAGAACTCGGTTCTGGAATGGAGCAGACAATTGGTTCTATTGCATTTAGAGCTGCTATAGCAAATGTTTCACTTGTTCCGAGGTGTAATCTATTCGTTATAGATGAAGGATTTGGTTCTTTGGATACAGAGAATCTAAACAATATGAATATGCTTCTTGGATATTTGAAAAGTATATTTGATACAGTCATTATCATATCGCATGTTGACTCTATGCAAGATATTGTAGATCATATTGTAACNATNAANAAAGAAGACAATGGATATTCTAAATTAGAGATTGGAGAATAATATAGGAGAAGTTGCATGAAACTAAAGGAAGCGAGCACATCAAAGCCAAAGCTGACTAATAAAAAGCTTATCGCATTCTTGGATCAGTTTCTAAATGGATTGTATAGAGCCGGGGATGCATATGGGAAAAAAGAATCTGATGATTATAAAAACTTGATCAGGTGGAAAAAGATGGCGATGAAATTTAAAGTAGGCTTAAGAAAAAATAAAGATGCTGATAAAGATGATGTAAAACAAGCTACTGAAATGTATAAATACATGGTACAGAAAATAAAAGAGCTTGATGCAAAATATAAAGAACAAGACGCTATGGATAAGCATTTGAAAAAGTTCGGCCATAGTACAAAATATATAGACGATAGACAGAGGTAA